TCAGAATAGCCAAACAACTCACCATTCCGATAATGAGCGTAAACATTGATGTTAGGATGTTCGACAATTTTGTGGTCAAACGATTCAGCGAAGTCTTGTAAATTTCCAAATTCAAATGAGTCTTTAGATATGAGTCGATAGTCGATTCTGGTTTTCATATTTATTAATTAAATCCAACCTTTGGATTATTCCCTGCAATTTCGTTAGGAATGTAATCCTTAAATCGGATTGCTTGTTGAGCAATGATTTTTTTGCGGTCAGAATAATTTCCACAGGCAGCACACGGCAAGCATCCAGATTGAGGAGTAAACAGTGGAACTGACGAATACAATGGAACAACTGGATCGTCATTAAATGGCGAAATATATCTGAATGGAAACTGAGTTACTTGCTTTGTTGCTGTTGTAATGGATGGCATATTAACAAGGATTCTGATATAGATATTGTTGCGCTGCCTGATTTGCTGCAACTTGGGCCAATTCCCCAGCTTGATTCTTGGCATCAATTTGAGAAATGCTTGAAAGATAACTTGCCGATGCAGTAGCTGAAATTGATTTTGCTGGATTCAATGTGCAGGAAAGGGTGACAGTTCTAAATTCTTTTGCCCACCAAGATTTTTGACTTGTATCAGCTTGCTCAAATGGAGTGGGAAGCAAATCAATTTCAAGACTTGTTCCATCTTGAGATGTAACACAAGATTTAGTTTCTGGAGCTTGCGGAACACCTGTGCTGCGCTCGCTCCAAGGATCAATGAAGATGCGAAGTGCCTCTACACCGAACTCCCCGCACCATTCGATCAATACGGAAAATGCTTTATCAATATCGCTTGTAAGAACGGACTCGCAAGTAATGGCTGATTGCCTGCGCTGAGAGTTTTCAGTAACTAGCCTGCGGTATTGCGTGTTCAGAAATCCTAATTTTGCAATCTCATCAGCGTAGTCAGTATTGACCCATTGATAATCTTCCGTCACAGCAAGCAATCTGGTCTCAAGAATATTTTGATATGATCCTTTTGAGCCACGATACGAAACTTTGACATCCACAGTTCCGCCAATTTCGCAAGCCTCAATTTCTGCATATTGAAATTGCTTGTAGTCTAATCCATCACCCAAAAGTCCAGTCTCCATCTGGGAATAAATACGATTGACCTTTTCTGTAATGTTACCATCAACATCAATATCAAAATATGTATCAGCGCGATTCTGAGTGAATGCCTCCCAGAGATGGTTGTATGAACCATCATTTGTTGCGGAATAGTCAACTGAGAAATGGAAACAACGAGGAGTTCCGTCAATCACACCAGAAATCCATTCTACGGGCCTTGTTCCAGTCCATACACCAGACCATGCTGGAGTCCTTTGAGAAGACCATTCTGCCGCCGCTGCATAATCAAGAACCATTGTAGCAGAGTTGCACGGCTCCAAGTATGGGACAGAATAGAGGAGATAGTTCTCAAAGTTCATCGCGCAAATCTTACTGGTATCTCCAGCCATGTATGATTTGACTCTTGCCATTTCAATATCTCGATAAACAGACTGAGATGTTATGTATGCAGATGCAGCGACATCCGCAGAAACCAATCCGCCTTGAGAATACCACCAAAGCTGACCAGCTTGAAACGCAATAGATTTTCCAGAAACGCATCCAATCGTAGGATACAAGGTAGTCTGGAAGTTTGCCGTGCTTGCCCATTGCGTTCGATCATAGATTCCACTGGCAAGTGAGTATGTTGCACGATCCGTAAAAACAACGAGTTTCGTGTCATTGTTCTGGCCGATATAGTTCGTCATTCCAGTAACAACGCGAGCGAATGCAAAGTCTCCACGGCCAGTCCCAGTCAATCTTTCAGTAAAAGATGTGGGGTCGCCCAAGTCAGATGCAAGAACAATATTTTTAGAGGCAACCCACAACCGATTCCCACTATATGCCATCCAGTATCCAATAGGAATAGATGCAGTCTGGATACCAGTCTGATTTGATCCATCCCAATATGCGGGAGCAGAAATCCCATCTTGAATCACAACGATACGATGAGATGGAGTAACAGTTACATCTCCACCAGTTGAAACCTGTGCAGTTTGTGTTGCTGATGTAAAAACAAATTGGTCAACAGATGGATCGAGCTTGATGTTTTTTAGACGAAAATCCTCCCAGTTTTTTGGCTGAATAATTGGGAATGGAGAATAGTAAACATTACCATTAACCGCGAACAATACATACGGCAATTCATCAGCCAAAGATGTTGTTCCATCTGGATTGTAAATTTGCGCTGGAATGGTTTTCGTAACTCCATTTTGAATGATTGTGTCTGATGCGCTGGCTTGCTTGTTTGCAGAAAATAAAATTCCACCTTGGAAGTTGCCCGGAGGCAAGGACAGGCGCATTGAATATCCCGGCCTAGTCTGAATAATGCCACCACGAACAGAACAGTTTACTGCCCATTTGATTTGATTATCTGGCAATGCCCACGGGTTGCGAACGGAATTAACCCCTAGAAGCCACCCAGAGGAAGTCTTGACTTCTCTGCCCGATGTAATCTGTGCGCTTTTCATTAGAACATTACTGGATCAGTCGTATCGCCATATGTGATCGCATTTATTTGCGGGACTGACATTGCGTGACCATCAATGCTCTCTTGCTGATTCTTGAGATATGCAAAGGCAATCTGCCAGTAACGAGCGGACTGATCCGCAAAGTCTTTGTCTTCCAAATCGCAGGCGTGAACAGCAGTGATGATTGCTCGCTCTTGCTCCAGCGGAATGAAATCGTAGATGCTGGTGATACTTGGAGTCTGAATACGATAAGAAATCCTAGCCCATGCACAAGGCTTACCAATGCGAATCCTGCGGTATTGAGGATTAACTTCAGATGGATGATATTGACCGATCAAAGTCATGTCATTGCTACGGCCATAATCGTAAGCGTAGAGTGAAACATAACCTTCAGTAATTGGCTTATCGACTTGCGATACAGACTTCACAAATGTTGGCAATGTTACAGAGTCAACAAAGAATGTTGATTCCACAGTTTCTCCAGTTGTCGTGTATATCTTGCGGCCAGTAGTAGAAGAAGTATTTCTTGCATGAGCAAGCGTATCGTAAAGCTCAAACGAATTGTTATCTAGCCTGCGAGCGTAGTATGTCGTTCCAGCAGTCAATCCAGTTGGCAACACATCGCCTTCTTTGGCGCGAGGAACAACGGCATCACCAGTATTAAAGTGGGCTTGGTCAGCATCAATACTCGTAGATGGAGAGACATTGAATGTGCGAATAATGTCAACGCTCAACTGACCATTTCCCGGAGTGGTTAGAACTTGCAGGGTTACTCCAGAATATACCTTGAATTTATTTCCTTCAAGTTTGATCGTATAATCAGTTCCAGAAATCAAAGGAGATGGCAGAACTCCAGTAGTAGAGAACCTTACAATTTCACCTTCATTTAGATACTCGATTTCACTAGGAACAATCACATTTCCAAATGGCAATGACTGGAATGATTTTCTCAGTGCGTAATAAGATTGACCAGAGCCAAATGATGTAACAGTAATAAGACCAGTTGTTCCGCCAGCATTAGCATTAACTAGACTATTGTAAATCTTGCCAGTCGTATTGTTAATCTTATTTAAATAAAATGGTGTTACTCCATTATCAATAGATGGATTAGTGTTAGGAAGTAGATAATCCGTTCCAAAATACAATTCTTGTCCAGTAGCAAGATTAGTAAACTCGCCCTCCCAGTTGTTATTAAATGTTACGCTGAATGCACGAGATAACGATACATACAATGTTCCGGTTCCAGAAGAAGTGATGTTAATATCACTAAAGTCAGCATCCTTAACAGTAAAGTTTCCAGTAGAAGTATTTAGCGGAGATTCTGCGCGATATGCAGTTCCAGACACAAGCGGAGCAGGAAGAGTTCCAGTTGATGTAAATGCAACAAAAACACCAGTAGATGGAGATATTGTAACTGTTGGAGTTCCGGTATATCCAAATCCAGATGTAACTACATTTAATTGTGTTACATCGCCAGAATAAGATGTGATAGTGCCTGTTGCTGGAGTTGTTGTTCCAGACGCAATTGCATACTGGAATGTGGTTCCAGTTGGATCAGGGACACTAGATGTAATAGTTCCAGTAGCTGGAGTTGTTAGTGTGGATGCTACACTGTAAGTAAACTCATTTGGATTAGAATAAACAGTAACTACGAATGCTCCATTATATCCACTAGGAGTTGCTCCACTAATAGTAACAACATCTCCAGTAGAATAATCATGTGGAGTTGGAGTAACGGCAGTAGCAATTGTTCCAGACCTAGAAATAGTTACTCCACTTATTGTTGTTAATGGAACAGATGTTATTACTTTTGTTCCATTATACGCGTTTGGTATTGCTCCAGAAATTGTTACTGACTGACCGACACTATAACCATGAGCGGATGATGTTGTGGCAGTTGCAGTAAAACCAGACCTTGTAAGTAAAGAAACATTTAGAACATTACTATTTATTGTTGCCGTTGCAGTTGCTCCACTCCCATTTCCTCCAGTTATTTTAACTTGTGGAGGTTCAGTATAATTCAATCCGCCTGAAATCTTTCTAAATCCAGAAATAAATGAAGTTTGTATTTTTGCAGATGCTTTTGCCGCACCGCTACTAAAGGTAATCGTTGGTGGACTAGAGTATCCCAGCCCAGCACTTGTAATAACTACTTGGTTTACTGCGCCAGACACAATAATTGCATATCCAGTGGCAGTTGATGTTTCTATATTGCTTCCCGGTGGCGGCGAAGGAGGATCAGAAAAAGTAACATCTGGGGCTGCTCCATATCCAGAACCTCCAGCAGTAACTTGAACAGAAACAACAGAGCCAACAGTAATAGCTTGGAATTGCGCTCCAGAACCAGATGGGGCAGCTATATTGAGTCCAGTTGCCGTTATTTGAGATTCCGATCCTATAGTAACAGACGCTGGTATGAGCTTAACAATGGAATTTGTCCCGCTTCCAGAATCTTTAATTGTAATTGGATTGATTAGATTTGTAGGAGATGAAGCTAATGCATCTGCTTTATTTTCGTGCAGTGAAACAATAAATGGATCAATAACATTTACGAAATAGTTTTGATTCGCAATAAGTGGCTTTGGAAGCGTGCCAGATGCAGTAAATGCTTGAACTTGATCTCCATCATTGTAGTAGTGGCGAACAGAGAATGTCAGAGTTGTCTGAGGATCAATTTGTTTACGAATATCAGCATACAGAGTTCCCGGCGCAGGAGGAACTGGCCCAGTCGTTCCAGTGGTGTAAACTGGATTGATATTCTTTTTTGCATCATTCTCACTTTCAAATATCGTCAAATGCGTAGCATCTTCTGCATTCGCATAATATGTCTGATTTGAGTTAAGTGGTGATGGAAGAGACTGTCCAGTTGGAAATGTGAGCTGGTTAGCTGTATCAAGTGTAAATGCAGGAGCAGATGAAAGCTGAAGCGCAGTGACAACTTCTGCTTCTCGCGTGTCACGGAATGTCAAGTTGCCAGCACCGACAATGCTCTGCAAATCTATTGGATATTGCAATGCTTGGGCATTCAGAGGATCATTGAAAAGCTGGACTGTATATGCGTCGATTACTCCAATGTAGTATGTCTGGCCATTCTCCAATGCTACAGGAATCGTTCCAGTTGTCGCAGTAACGCTCATTCCTTGACCAGATGATAGTCCGTGAGCAGTTGTGCTTGTAAAGAGATTGATTGGCGTTATAGCAACACTGCGGGTCTTTACAGTAGCATCATCTGGAGTAATCGTTCCATACGCAAAATCACTTTGCGAGTGAATTGGAACAAGCAAGCCATCAACGCCAGTTCCATTCGCAAGTTGCGAGCGAAGTGTTCGATTGTCTTGATCGTTGCCAAGAACACGAAGCGTCTTGCCAACATCATTCTCCAACTCAGCAACAGCGATAAGCTGTGAAGGCTGAATGATGTCCATGAGTGTAGCAACATATCCGCGATCATCCCATGCCCATTCAACGGAATTGAACATTCCGCCTTTGTTTACATGGTATTGGAATAGGCGATTGCGGAAGTATGTCGGAGAGCCGTCAATGTTGACCGCAAGAGGAACATCAATATTGCGAGGAAGCGTGATAGAACAACGATCCCATCCTGTGCATACATCAACATCAGCAACAGAGTGAGTCCAGTGACCAGACTCCATCAATGTCGCTACTGCCTGCTGAATTTTACGAAAGATTTTACTTTCGTCAGTCGTTCCTAGAATTTCAGCACATTCCTCAAAGATTTGCGAGACAAACATGGCGCGACATTATCGCATCGAACCTTCTGCCGCAAGTGATTTAAGAAACTCTTCGTCTTCAGCGGTAGCAACAGCCTCTGGAGCCATTTCTTCGGCAACAGCAACGGCTTCCCCACCTTTTTGAGCGTCAACTTCAGCTTTGAGTGTTTCAAGACCAGACTGTAGCTGGCTGACAAGGGTGTAGATAGAATCAAAAGCATCAGATGGCATTTGAACCATAACCTTACCACCAGCAGGAGCAGCCATGTCAGGAGTTGGTGCGGCCATTTCCCCCGGCATCGCTTCTGGTGTTGGAGTTGGAGCCTCGGTTGGAGGCATGGTTTTATCTTGTGCCATAAAATTAATCTTCGTATTCTTCTTCAGTTTCTTCCTCTTCGCCCTCGGCTTCTTTCAAGCCTTTTTCAATAGCGTCTTCATCGTCCTCTTCTTCTTCCATCATTGGCTCCATCTTGGATTTGCCATTGGATTTGATGCCGTGGATTTCAAGTTCTACGCAATAGCATTTCTTTTCTTCGCCATCGCGCATCACAGTCTCTTTCTTTTCCATGACTTTCTTGAAGTGAATGACAGCAGTCCCCTCTTTCGGAAAATCCATCAACTCTTTAGCATTGCTGAAATAGAGAGAAGGATAGTGAACAGAAGATGGTTCACGCTCAATTTCTATAGCCATCGCTGGCTTCATTTCCTCGCCAAGGTCAACGAAACCTTCTGGCAAATTTACTTTTTTGGATGTGTATGGCATATTATTTAGCTTCCAATTCAGCTACTTTAGCAGATAGTTCTTTAACTGCATTAATAAGAATATAAGTCAAAGCATGAGAATTGAAATTATATAATTCTGTTTTTTCAGAATCATTTTCATTTAATTTTGCTTTAAATGTAGAAATGCCTTCTGGAACAATATCTTTTATTTCTTGAGCAATTACACCTACATTGTTTTTAATTTTTTCAAATCCTGCATTTCCATTATAATCATAAATGACTGGTTTTATAGAATTAATAGCATCAAGTCCTTTTGTAAAAGGCTTGATATTTTCTTTAACTCTTTCATCAGATGCAATTGTCCATGTGTTTGTTGATGGTTTTGCAGCGGAGTCAGTTGCAAGTTGCAATAGATATGATGGGTTAATATTGCCAATTGCAACATTTCCTCCAGCTTTATTTAAAAGCAATGGAGTTCCTGCGCCAGAATCGTCAATTGCTGAAACAATTCCGTGTTGTCCTGCCGATGGTTCCCAATATGCTCCTAAAAATAATCTTTGAAAATTATTATCAACTAATATTTTACCCGTATAACCAGATGCTGAACCCTCTGTCATTACAATATGCAATTTTGCTTCTGGAGAAGTTGTTCCAATTCCAACATTTCCATCATTATCAATTGCAAATGGACTATTATCTGGATTTGTTGAATCTTCAATTTTGAATGCGTCACCAGTTCCTGTTTGCGTGATTGTTAGTGCCGTTGATGTAGAACTTGTAGAAATTGTTTTAATTCCTGTGATCGTCTGTGTTGTATCTGTAGTTACAATATTAGGTGTAATTACATTTTGTGTTGCTTTAGTTAGTGGCATAATTTTAGTTTTTCTATTTTAGTTGTTTGTTAGTTGTTTTTGATTGTTAAGCTACTGATAGTGATACTATTGTTATTTCCGATCCAGATGGAATTGGTGTCGAGAAAGTTAATGTTCTTGGGATTACATTGTCAATAGTGTAATTTGTTGATTTCTGATAAACTCCGTCAACGCAAACAAGATATGCTGTAGCAAGTATAGACAATCCACCTGTAATTGCAAATACTGTTTGAATGCCATCTCCAGTATATGCCCATGCATTTCCAAAATTAGAAGGAGGAAGAACGCCTGTTGCCCCAGTAGCTCCAGTCGCACCAAAACCAGTTGCACCTTGAGGCCCAATTAATCCAGTGGCTCCATCTGGGCCAATAACTCCAGTTGCACCAGTTGTTCCAGCACCTGTTGCACCAACTGGCCCTGTGCTTCCCGTGGCTCCCGTTGGGCCGTCAACTCCAGTTGCACCAGTTGTTCCAGCACCTGTTGCACCAACTGGCCCTGTGCTTCCAGTAGCTCCCGTTGGGCCTGTAGCACCTAGTCCTCCATCACCAGCAATGCCGATTTCCCAATCAGCAAAATTTCCACTGCCTTGGACTGTATCAACTTGAATTTTTACCCAAGAATTATTTACCTCAATAACATTTCCTTCAACCCAGTCATAAGGATATGCCGAGTTAGCTACTGCGCGAAGTCGAGTTCCGTATGTCCATCCAATAGGGGCATCTGGAGTATAGTAAAATTGCTTATATCCAGTATCAATGTCATGCGATGTAAAACTTTGACGAACAATGACCTGTGAAATTCCAGACGCACCAGTTGAACCTTTAATTCCAGTTGCTCCAGCAATTCCATTCAATGATATAATTACAATTTGCGATCCTGATGGAATAGGTGACGACATTGTTAAGATTGCCCCGCTGATTGAGTAATTAACAGGGTCTTGAGTAACGCCATCAATGTTGACTGAATAAGCTAATGGGTTGTTTGTCGTATTCCCTGAAATATTAAATGTGGTATTATTGCTACCCGTATAAGCCCAACGAACACCACCAAACGGGCCTGCTGAACCTGCAACTCCTGTTGCGCCTTGAATTCCAGTTGCGCCAGTTGATCCAGCACCAGTCGCGCCAGTTGCGCCCCTAATACCAGTTGCGCCAATAACTCCTGTTGCGCCAGTTGACCCAAGTCCAGTTGCTCCTTGAAGACCAGTTGATCCCGTTGCTCCAGATGCTCCAATATTTCCTTGAATTCCTGTTGCTCCAGTGCTTCCAACAGCGCCAGTGGCTCCAGTCGCACCAGCTCGGCTCGAAAGCTCAACAATAGTCAAAATTGAGCCTGCTGGGAGGAATGTATCAAGTGTTAAAACTCGCGGCAATGAAGTAGAAATAGTGTAACTAATGGGGTCTTGGACAACACCATCAATATATGCCAAATATGCATTTCGATCTGGCTGATAAGCTCCAGTCAGAGTGAATGCAGATTGACCAGAACCAGTAAATCCCCAGCGTAAGAATGTTCCATATCCATCAAGTGAATTAGAAAACAAACGAAGCAAGTAGCAAAGCAATCCCTCGCCCTCTTCACGAGGAATGTCATCCACCTCTGTTGTGTTATTTGGATCACAAGGAATATCCCAAACTACGCGACCATTAACCACAGTCTTGTTAATCGTGCCATATAGAGCATAAACAAGATTAGAAATCAAAGAAGGAACGGACTCCGGTGAAACCTGTGGATATGGAGTGTCGGGGCAGCAAGTGCTGCTGTAAGTGGAATTATTGCAATTGCAGGACATAATTTTCGTTGATTTAATTGTTTGAAATTACTTTGTCAAAACATATCAAGAAATTTGTTCCATTTCTTCGTAACTTTCCGCCAGAAGCGTCCCCATATCTTCGACTGCTTCTTCCTCAAGGTCGGGAAACCTCGCATGAAGCAATTCATGGCATAGAACATTTAACATTGACCTTTCGCATTTTGGATTGATGAAAATAGTTCTACTTGAGTAGTCACAAATTCCATCATTATCGACTCCGTTTGTTTTTCCTGCGTGACCCAATCGTATCTTCCATGACTTTCCGTTGATTGTCTTTTTGATTATTTTCTTTTTCATGGAATTTGTAGTGAGGAATCCTCATTATGCGATCTCTTTTAATCAAGAACTTCTTCTCTGTAACATATCCAAGTTCTTTTCCAGTTTTGATTTTCTTCTGGACATTACTGATAGTCACACTCCACATTTTTGTTAATTCAATAGCGGAATACCAACCATCAGGAATTACATCCAATGGCATAGATTCTTGCTGTATGATTTTTAGGAAATCATTCGGCGTCATGGCAACCTCCAAGGCTGATTTGCCTCACGGGTTGTAATGTGAATGCAAGATTGCTTTAGTTCCTCGCAATACTCACCCCACAAGAAGCCCTGCTGCCATGCAAGCGTAGCCCTGCGCCCTTTTGCATAGTCCATTGCTGACCTATTTGTGAGGGAGCCAATGTTGTATCCAGTTCCGCCAACTAGATTGCGACCTGATTGCATAGAAACCTTGTGCGTGTGACCAAATACAATTTTACGCCTTGTGCTATTGCAGAATGCTTCAGCCGTATCACGAGCAGCCATTTCATTGAACAATACTCCGTGCTGAAATCCAATGTCTGCGATGTCAAACATCTGAAAAACTCCATCCCAAGGAATAAGCGGAGCGCGAAGTTTTTTGCAACACTCGCTAATCGCTTCAACGATCTTGTATGCGGCATGAGCTACAACAGCATTATTACTTGCTTGCAGCCTCCATGCGCGGTCTTCGTGATTTCCACAAAGCACAATATTTGCTTTCAGCATCTTTAGGTGCATCAAGCCTGTATCAATGTCTGGGATAAGCGGCTCTGCTTCACTTGAACCTTTTGCTCCAGCCATTAGGGCTGTTAGGTCCACGAAGTCTCCTAGATGAATTGTGGTATGCGGTTTGAAGTCACTTTGGAAATTTAAAACACTATTGAGTGCTTCCTTGTCACAATATTTTGCATGGGAGCAAGACACAGCTAGTATCCGCTTCCACTTATGATTTATGTTTGCCATTTATTTATTGATGGAGCCGCTTGGATTAATACGAATTAAATCTTTTACAAGAGTTTTTTTTCTTATTTTTCTCCAAACGCCATCACCAGACTCTGAATCTCGCTCGCCTTTCCCATTCGTATTTCCCTCTAGTGTTTCTATCCAGATTCCATTGTCACTGACAACAAAACCAACATGAGAGAAATCAAATGTCACAATATCTCCAAGTTTTGCTTTATCTTTTTCAGTGAAAATACGAGTAGTATTTGGACGCTTTTTTGCCCATGCAGTTAAGCCATAAGCAAGCGCAGTTTTTGGTCGCCACTCTTCGGGAGTTCTGTTTTTCAGATTGAGCCATTTAACAACTTGAGAGTCTTCAAGCCATTCCTTGATGCACCAATCCGTAAAAGCGGCACACCAAGGCCAAGCACCCGGAGCAAGGTCTGTTGCGGTTTGATATTCACGGATTTTATCTCCGCGATTATTGCCGCCAATTTCTCTAACGCCAACTTGCGATTCCGCAATGGCAATTAGTTTTTCTAACATTTATTTTTTATCTTTTCGGATGATATTGATGAGTCCAACGAGGCTCAATCCAGCCGCAAGAATGCCTTCCTGCATCGAAGGATCAAGTTTTACGCCGAGAGCAGTCGCTACCAAAATCAAACCACGCCATGTGCTATTCTCGCTGAGTCGTTCAAGAACTGTATTTACGATTTTCATATTATTTGTCTTTTATTGTTTTTGAGAAGTGTTCCCAAGCATACATCACACTTGGGTCTTCTTTGGGTTTATCTTCTTTTGGTTTATCTGGGTCGATGTATGGAATGTAGGATACTGCCAGCTTTAATTGAACTGAACCGAGCTTACCTTGATTCTGTCCTGCTGGCGGTATTGGAATATTGACGCATGAATTAAGCGCAAACGCAAGCAGAATTATTCCAAGCGATTTCACTTGTCTTTATCCTTATCTTTCTTGAAACGAGCAAGCATTATGTAGATAGACACCCATGCGGCAGCAATCGCACTCAGAGAGGCTAAGATACGGAACCAAATGTCAAGTTCTGGGAGCATAGATACTGCAACTGCAAGCACGCTATAGATCGTGCCAGCATACCCCGTTCCATGTGAAAATCCGCTATCTGAGTTCATTGTTAATTTAGTTTATTAGGAATTACTGCATTGAATCTTGTTGAGGTAACAACTCCATTTGTATAGATGATATTTGCATAAGCAAAGAGATATTTAGCATTATCCGCTACTGGCATTGAGCCAATCCAAGTGCGCCCGTCATTCGTCGTTGTTACGCTAGACCAAACACGGCTAACATTGAATGGCTCCACTTCAGCTTTCCAGAACTCAACAGAAGAAATTGGAAGCGTTGTATCTGGCTGGACATTGAATTGGCAAGTCCCAGACACCTTGGACAACCACGAACTAGGACGCTTCGGCCAAGTAATAGCAGAACCAAGAACATACTTGTTAAGCCACAGAAGTTCGTTGCCTACATTTATAGATACATTGTGTCCTTTGTTCGCGTCATGCGAGAAATCCCAAGGAACTCCAGCGGGTATCTTATCGAAAGTATCGTCCACCCTGTCGTGTCCTCCATGATGATCTGCTGATCCATTGATAAGCAGCATTGGAACTTTGGCATACTTTGCCATTGCTTCGGAGGTTGGTGCATTCAGATAGATTTTCTCACCAGACAACCAAGCTGGATATGATGTAGCTGGTATTTGATATTTCCAAAGAAGTTTGTCCCTATAATATGTAGTCCACCCGTTTCCGAAATATGCTACGATAGCTTTCATCCGAGGCTCCATAGCCATATTCCACGCAATCGTCCCTCCGTAGCTATGCCCACGCATTCCGATTTGATTAACATTGATCTCTGGCTGGGTAACAAGAAACTCAAAAGCCCTACGCATTACTGAATGCCACAGGTATTCACTTGTCTGCCGAGGATCGGAAATCTGGCTTCCATCTTGCAATGTCGTATTGATTTGGTATCCGCCCTGCGATGTAAGATGCCTTCCATATGCTAACGCATTCGGATAATCCGTGCATGGCGATCCATCATCTTTTTGACCCGCATAATCAAACCCAAATGTAGCCCATCCCGCAGTGTTGTATGATGGAAACTCTTGCGGTCCTTGCTGCCATCCAGATGCAGTAAATAGACATGGGAATCCTCCTACTGGTGGAGTGCTGGTTGGAACACGATAGATGATGTAGATATTAAATGTCAGTCCAGCAAATGTAATGTCTATGTAAATTTGCCGCCTGCGAACCCCTCCAGCAGTAGTGTCAGAAATTATTGTCGGGTTGAATGGCCCGTTGCCAGCAGCGGTAGGATCGAATTGTGCAAAGGCTCCACTCCATAGCGATCCAGCGTTTGCAATAAGATTGGTATTGTTTGTCTTAATCCAAGCTCCGTCTTTGCGGTAGGCATACGAGCCATAGACTGGAGTTGTGTTTGGAACAGTCATTCCATTCCCATCTGGGCAATAAATAAATTCTCCATTGCTCGCAGAAACAGGAAGTCGATCAGTTGCGTATTGTGCAATATCTGATGTTACCGGGGAAAGAGAAGATGTTCCGAATTTAATTGGCATTACTTCAATTTCGTTTCAGCTTCTTCTTTAGAATTAAACCATTTCCATCCATCTACTGGATATGTGTGCGAATCTTTTTCTTCGCGCAGAAGAGTGAAATTCTGATTGTAAACGCCATTTGGAGCGAACAGAAGTTCTTCTCCATCCAATTTGTAGAATCCAGATGTGTCTTCCATAAGATTAGGTTGTCACAGTCCAGCCCTTTGCGGTGGCAATACTTGGATTGTGCGTTGCTGTTCCAAAGTTTCCTGTAACAGTAATCGTCTTTCCTGCTCCAGTTGCGGATAGGCCAGTATAGATGGCGTCGAGTTCTGGCCCAGATAGCATACAATTTGCAAAGCTCGTTGATGAGTTGATGCCGATAAATCCTGCGGATTTGAGAGATTGCGCCCCAGAGCAAAGAGCAGTTGTGCTTGCGCCTGATGGAACATTGATAGTTCCAATCGTTGGAAGGCTAAAGCAGAACTCAAACATCTGATTCATGTTTGTTGCCGCTGGCAAGGATAGCGTTGTGATATTCGTATCGCGCAGATTCCAGCAGTCACGAACAACGCCAAGAGCATTTGTGAGATTGGTGAGTGTCCAGCTTCCAATAGAAAGTTCTGGCAATGCTCCACATGAATTGAATGCAAATTGAAGCGTTGTGACATTTGCCGTGTTCCATGCAGAAACATCAATGCGTGAAAGCGCACGACAATCGAAGCAAAAAAATCCTAGATTCTGCAATGCTATTGTATTCCATGCAGAGCATTTAATTTCAATTAAAGAATAGCAAGACCTGAACATTGAGTTCATCGTTGTTACTAACGCAGTATTCCATGTGCTTGCATCCAGAACTTGCAGCCCCCAGCACTCAAAAAACATTGAACTCATGTCCGTGATTGCGGTTGTATTCCATTGTGCTGAATTTATTTCCCGTAATGCAGCGCACGAAGAAAACATATTGCTTGAGCTTGTAATAGCCCCCCAAGAAGTGATGTTTACTCTTTCAAGGAATCCATGCCTAATTGAATTTGAGCCAACTAATAGCCTTTGACCAGAAGTTAGATTTGGAAGGTTGATATTCATGTCCAACCACCCAGAAGAAAATCGAGTAGTGGCAGGAATTGTTACTCCAGATGAATATTTATCACCAAAGTTAGCGTAGCTGAATGTTGCTCCAGATGGAGGAGTGATAGTTACAAGTGCTTGACGATACCCGCCAGAGGTAATCGTTGCGGAAGAAACATTGCTCCACACATAATTGTGCTGCATTATTGTATTACTTGCAGCGGACTCAACAATACCATCACCCCAGTCAATCGTATAAGCCGCACCATTAGATGTCTGCATACGAACAGTAGCAAAGTTCGTAGTATTATTAAATACTGCGTGTAATCCTCTAACAGTATTTGCTGAAGCGGTAGGAAGATTTAACCAATCAGCAGGACGAACCCATGTCGAAGCATCTGATGTGAATAATGGCTGCGTCCCAAGATATGCTTTGATGTAGGTAGACATTATGGTTTAATGAAGTAGATCGTATTTGGGTCTTTTGGAGAAATGGCGTCATACTCTGCTTGAGTAATAGCGCGAAGTGTATTGACTGGAGTTGCGTCAGTTTGGTTGTTCTGAACTACATTTGCTGGAATCGTCCCCGCTGGTCCAGTTGCGCCTTGAGGCCCAAGCTGGTTAAACATAACCTGCATTACTGAAATAATTACAGATGGAATATTTGGTGCTGGCGCAACTGCTGTGTTGTGGTCGATACCAATATTAGTATTGTCGGTTGACCACATGATCTGGAAATTGTCTCCAGCAGCAAAATTGTCCATGAAATCCCATGCCGCTACAATATAAGGATTGTTCGTTGGGACAGATATACGGGTAGCGGAATCTGGAAGATCAGTTCCATTTTTTCTAAACCATATTTGAACAGTGTTTCCACCACCACCGCCACCATTATTGTGAAATTGAGCAGAGAATTGGATGTCGTATGTTCCCGGACTTGTAAAATTAATTTGCGATCCACTAACAACAGAAATGCCATTTTCTCCGATGACATTATTTACTGTCATTGCATATGCGGTATTAATCGCGGCAGCGGTTTGATCGACATTACTGAAATACGATCCATAAAAACCAGAAGCACCACCAGCACCCGCTGGGCCTGTAGCTCCAGTAGAACCAACATCTCCTTGTATACCAGTTGCTCCAGTCGCTCCGTCTAGTCCAGCGGAACCTGTGGCTCCAGTAGCTCCTTCGATTCCAGTAGCCCCAATATCACCAGTTGCTCCTGTCGCGCCTCTAACTCCAGTTAATCCAGTAGCACCCGTTGCGCCCGTGGCTCCAATATCTCCTTGAATACCAGTAGCACCAGTCGCGCCGTCGGCTCCAGCAATTCCAGTAGCCCCAGTTGAACCTTCAATGCCAGTAGCTCCAGTTGAACCTGTAGCTCCATCGGCTCCAGCCACACCAGTAGCTCCTGTTGATCCTGTTGCTCCATCAACTCCAGTCGCTCCAGTCGCACCAATTCCCGTGGCTCCTGTAGCACCATCGGCTCCAGCAATGCCAGTAGCTCCTGTTGCACCATCATTTCCAGAAACGCCAGTAGCTCCACTTGCTCCTGTTGCGCCTGTTGACCCAGTATTGCCAGTCAACCCAGTAGAGCCAGTAGCACCAATCCCTGTAGCCCCAGTCAACCCCGTTGATCCTTGAATCCCTGTAGCACCAACTAACCCAGTTGCGCCAGTAGCACCTACTCCAGTTGCTCCAGTAGCACCTACTCCAGTTGCCCCTGTTGGGCCTCCAGAAGGCCCTGTAGCACCAGTCGCACCAATTGCTGCGGTAGCTTGACTTCCAGTAAAGTCAAGTTTACCAGTAAATGGGTTGAATGTAAGTGCCATAGTGTTTTATTAATCGTTGCATTGCGTTTTTGTCAATAGGTTATCTCAGACTCAATAGGTCAAGATAGTCCTTCTTTGGCTATCTGTGCTTACATTACTTCCACCTACTTTTGCTGCGCTGGAATTAGTTAAAATCATGCGACATTAAAAAAATATTTTTGTGTATCCTTATAGTTCTTCTTCGGGTTGTGGAATGAGGGCGATGGCTTCGGCCATGGGCAGGATTTGGACTTGAGCGAAAAGCTCGGCGGGGAGGTGCGCGAAGCCCTGCGCGTAGAGTCCGCCTGGGCCGGTCTCGGTGAGGAGGTCGGCGCAGAGCATGAGGCGTCCATCCACGAGCGGGACGGGAGCGGCGACATGCTGAGGATTTCCGTATTGCTGCTGGATCGCGCCAAGCGTGGCGGCTTGATCGGCGGTTAGGACGATGGCGAGATCGCGGGCGGATTCGTAGCTGATTGGCTGAGTGATGAGGTCGGCGAGTGTCATGGGATGGCGGCGGCGAGGGCGGTCATGAGCGTGCTGACGCGGGTGTCGAGAAGGGCGAGGTCAAGGGATTCGCCGATGGAGTAAAAAGAGAGGCGGGAATTTCCATAATTGTCGCCAGGATGTCGGCGAAACAAATGCGGCGTGAAATTTGCTGGTGTCTGTGAATTTAAAGCTATAGTCGTGCTGCCATTGCCCTGCGTAGCTTTGTTTGTCCTGCCTTGAATTGTTGTGGCATTCGACCTATTGCATCCCAACAATCCAACAGCGTGCGTAAATCCTAAATTTCCCGCAGAATTTGCATTTATTGCCATGCGTATTGAGGTGGCAAAATAAATAAATGATTGACCTGCGTTATTTTGGTTTCCTCCTAAATACCAACCATTCCCCACCTGTAGTTGGGTCGCATACACCGCGAGGTGCTTGGAATTCTGTGGATCGGCGTTGTTATTTCGGTTTGGGTTTAAATATTTAGTTGCGCCGTCGCCTTTTAGTCCTGTCTCTCGGTTGTAATCACTGGAAACGAAATTGAAATTGGTTGGCGCTGTGCCTGCCAACGGCACAAGCGCACCAGAGAGCGTGCGAGCACCTGCGAGGATGCAGGAGGCTTTGATCGCGCTCCAAATGCCGTCGGATTTGCAGCCTAAAACAAACGATTCTATGGCAGAAATGACACCCGCCTCCAACTGCTGGCCGTCTGCGGATTCGACCGCTAGGATGTATGAGTTCACATCCGCATCAGAAGATCGCGGGGCTGCAAACCGATATGGATTAATGAGGAGCATTTAGCGGGTTCCGATGAGCCAGATTTTGAGGCCAGCCCCGGCGGTGGATGAGCCCACTTGGTCGATGTCGATGGTGATCTCGGCATCGTCGGCGAGCGATGAGTCGCTGATGACGGCGGCGGTGGTGGCGGTGGTGGAGGTTTTCTCGCTGGCGTCGATGGAGAGCTTGGTGGAGAGGATGGAGGTTCCGCCTTCGTTTATGTCCACAATGAGCGTGGAGCCTACGGGGGCGGTGGTGAGCGTGGAGCGGACGGCGGTGAGCGTCATGGCGCAGGGCATGCGGAAAGTCACCTTGGCGGTTCCAGTGGTGAGCGCGGTTGTCTCGTCAGAACAAGCTAATCCGATCTCGATGGGGAGAGCGGTTCGGTTCAGCGTAGTTCCTGAGATTTCAAGTCCAGTTCCCAATGATAAGCCAGTAGCCTTGTTGGCTGAATCATCCCAAAAGAAAATTTTATCGCTGCCAAGATCGTCGGCATAGATTGCGCCAGAAGAAAAAGAAAGTAAATCTGATGCCGTTGCATCAATTGAAACTAATCCACCACTAATATCATCCAATGTTGCCAGTGTTCCACTCTTATTAGGAAGAGTAAGTGTGCGACTTGTAGTGCTGGTCGGTGTTAGCGTTGTAGCGTTTGCGCCAACAGAAAGAACGAGGCTACCAGAATTGCTCAGTTCAAGCTCGTTATTTTTATCAAGAGAAAGAAGTTGATCGTGCGAATGCAGATAAGGCGCACCGATTTCAACAATTGCACCCGTGCTTGGGTGCTTGCCATACCATTGCTGGTCGGCGTAGTTTACTGCAACTTCTCCACTTACCAAGTCACTTGAACTTGGAACCTTAGAAATTGCGCTTTTTTTGGGAATAATCCTTGGATTTGCCATCTTATAGAAGAGGTTTGCCCCCGTGGGTTTTACCCCACGGAGGACTTATTTGTTTTATTTTAGTAGGTTCCGCCGTCGATGGTGGTTTCGAGAGCAGTAACACGGGTGTTAAGAGCCGAGTCAGCATTGGCGCGAGTAGTCGCCTCGCTAGAAATTGCTCCAGCATTAGTAACAATGTCAGCTTCAGCGGTAGTTACACGGGATGCGAGGGCAGTCGCAGCAGACTCAACACCATCAATGCGGCCACCGAGAGCGGTGTCAGCATTCGTGCGGTCAGTCACCTCTTGGGCGAGAGCTGCATTGTTGCTAGTAACATAACCCGCAAAAGCAGAATCGTTAGCAGTATCAACGCTGTTGATGAGGCTTACGATTTCGGCGAAGGTGTCTTTGTCAGCGTCAGCGGCGGAAAGGATCGCGTCGATGCGATTTTTCTCCGTGGTGATTTTGCCGTCGAGGGCGGTGTCAGCATTGGTGCGAGCAGTGGCTTCTGCCGAAACAGCAGCGGTGCGGTCACTGATTTCTGTTGCGAGGTTGCTTGCGATGACGCCTTCAGCGGCGGTAGCGCGGGAAACTTCACTAGCAAGATCGCTGGTCAAGGTGTTGTCAGCAGCGATACGAGCAGACTCTTCAGCGGCGATAGCAGCAGAGAGAGTAGTGTTCGCATTCGAGACAGCATTGTCAGCATAGGTCTTAGTAGCAAATGTGCCACTACCACCAACTGCAAGGGCTGATCCGTCAGCTTTACCAACGAAGAGGTTGAGGTTTGTCAGGTCGATTGCCAACTCACCAGAAGACAAGCTAACTGGGGTGCTAGAACCGCGTTTAATACGAATGATGGGATTTGCCATAGTTTTTTAT